GTAGTTTCAGTTGAAGTATTCCAATCTCGTACTGCTCCAGGCGGACAGATTGAAGGCGTGGACTTTACTCCAAGTCCTTATCGTATGGGTCGCAGCTTGTTTAATCGCGTAGTCGGTTTGCTTGGACCTTACATCGATGTTGAAACAATGGCTCAATAATGCCAAGCACTATTCTTTCAGCTGTTCGTACTCCGCTTGCTACAGCCCTTGCTGGAGTATCAGCTAACATCTTTAGTTATGTTCCAGAGCAAGTCCCAGTCCCTGCCGTAGTCGTCGTTCCGGATTCTCCCTACATGGAGTTTGAGACTATTGGTAAGAGCACCTTTCGATGCAAATTAAATTATACGATTACTTGCTGCGTTGCTTACAATAGCAACCCTGCATCGCTTGATAACATCGAGCAGCTAATAACAAGTGTTGTGGCGGTTATACCAAATGGATACGAAGTCCAGGTAGTTGATCGACCAACAGTCACACAAGTAGGCGCTAGTAACTTGCTAGTCGCGGACATACGCGTATCCACCTGGTATACGCAGACAGCATAAGGAGAAACCAATAATGCCAACAACAGTCATTACGGGTCGCGACCTCGTTCTAACCATCGCAACAGTAAACTACGATGCTCAGACAACTAGCGTGACTCTCGTAAACAGCCCGACTATCGATGTCTATCAGACACTTGATGGCAAGGCTTACAAGCACACAGACGACCAATGGACTCTCAATGTAGAGCTACTTGCCGACTGGGGTGTTGCATCATCACTATTCGAAGCAATGTGGACGGCTGCTGATACAGCACCAAACACAACTCTCGCAGTATCTTTAACAGCTGCAACAGGCGCAGTATTTGCTTGCAATGTTCTACCAGTATTTCCAACAATCGGTGGAGCTGCTCCAGGAGCACAGACAGATACTTGGGCACTTACAGTCGTTGGAACACCAGCAGACACATTTAGTTAAAATCTAACAAACGGGAGCAAAGATGAAACTACCAATCACAATTACATACAACTCAGGCGACGAAGCAACTTACACAGCTCAGCCTCCTGAGTGGGCAAAGTGGGAGAAGGCAACAGGCAACACTATTTCTCAGGCAAACGACAAGATCGGAATCTGGGACTTAATGTTTTTGGCTTACAACGCTTACAAGCGTGAGAGCGCAGGCAAGCCTGTTAAGTCTTACGAAATCTGGTCTGAAACAGTTGCAGATGTAACAGTCGGAGACGATAGCCCAAAAGCCACCAACCAGGAAGCATAAGGCGGATCCTCGTTAATCTAGCAATAGAGACGGGGATACCGATGCAATACTGGGAGGACGCGGACGACATTTTAACGGCGATAGAAATACTGAAGGAGCGATCGGATGGCAGATGAAGTCAAGATCGCTTATGACAAAACAGATCTACGCGGTATTACCAGAGCTTTCAAAGGTATGTCAGATGAAGCCGTTGAAGCTGCTAAAAAGGAAAGTTCTAATCTTGCTGAGTATGCTGCTGGACAGATTAAGATCGCAGCAGCGTCTCGCACGATTTCAGGGACTGCTGCTCGCCGTATTGCTGATGGAGTTAAGGTAAGCAAGACTTCCAAGATCGGTGAGTTTAGTTACGGCTTTGCTCGTCAGAAGTTTAGCGGTGGCGGTTCAACTTTAGATTTACTTTACGGTATGGAGTTTGGTTCTAATCGCTTTAAGCAATTCCCCAACCGAACACCAAATAAAGGCAGAGGCAACTCAGGCTATTTCATCTATCCGACTTTGCGTCAGATTCAGCCTCAGTTAGTACAAAGGTGGGAAGAAGCATTTAGCAAGATACTGAAGGAGTGGGATTAATGGCAGGTAATAGAACCCTTAAACTTTCGATTCTTGCTGATGTAGATGATCTCAATAAGAAGTTAAAAGCAGCTAATAACGATGTAGAAACATCTGCTGGAAAATTAGAAAAGTTTGGCAAAGTAGCCGGGACTGCGTTTGCAGCTGCTGCCGCTGCTGCCGCAACCTATGCAATTAAGATTGGCGTTGATGGGGTTAAGGCTGCACTAGCCGATGAACAAAGCCAGGTTAAATTAGCCTCAGCATTAGAAAACGCAACAAACGCAACTAAGGCACAGATTGCAGCTACTGAAGATTCCATCGACAAGATGGCTCGTGCTACTGGCGTTGCAGATGACAGTCTGCGTCCAGCCCTTGCGCGCTTGGCTTTATCGACTGGCAATGTCTCAAAGGCTCAAGATTTACTATCTCTTGCTCTTGACATTTCAACACAGACAGGCAAGCCACTTGAAGGCGTAGCTAATGCTTTGGGCAAGGCTTACGATGGTAACAACGCAGCTCTTGGTCGTTTAGGTATTGGATTAACTGCTGCTGAATTGAAGGCAATGTCCTTTACTGATGTTCAATCTAAACTAACAGATCTCTTTGGTGGCGCAGCTGCTAAGAACGCAGAGACCTTCCAAGGTCGCATGGATCGCCTAAAAGTAGCCTTTGATGAAGGCGTTGAGACTATTGGCTACAACCTTTTGCCTATTATTCAAAAGTTCATCGATCTAATCGTAAACAAGGTGATACCAGACTTTCAAAAGTTTATTAAAATCTTTGACCCACTCAGAGATGCCATCGAACGCAATAAAGGTTCCTTTCAGGCACTTGGTGCATTTATAGTTGATTTCATCGTGCCAGTATTTACGATTGCTTTAGGTGGAGCAATCTCTTTCGTTGCAAAAATTGCAGGCGGTGTCGTGGACATCGTGGGCGGAATCATCAATGTAATCCGTACCTTGGTCTCAGGTGCCATCGATGGCATTAATGCCCTTATCAAGGCTTACAACGCAATCCCAATCTTGCCTAACATCCCAACCATCTCTAAGCCTTCATTTACGACTCCAACAGTTTCAGCACCAAAGGTAACTACTCCAACTTACACAGCTCCTAAGATTTCAGCGCCAAGCGGATCTACTGGTACAACATCTGGCGGATCTAGTTCAGTTAGCAAAGCAGCATCATCTGCTGTAGTTGCCAGTAGTGCTGTTGGTTCATTTAACGCTGGCGCATTTAGAGCAGCAGAAGCTGCATCATCTGGAGATACTTATAACATCAATGTAAGTGGAGCCTTGGACAAAGAAGGCGTAGCCCGTCAGATTGTGGAAATCATTAACGATTCAAATGCTCGCGGTGGTGGCGGAGGATCTGGAGCGTTTGCGACACTATGAGCCAATGGACTCCTGAGTGGGCTGTATCGATTAATGGGGCAGGTAATGTCACTAATCTGACACTTGCCAACCTGACTATTACATCAGGTCGTACTGACATTTATTCTCAGCCTTACGCTGGTTACTGCAATGTTGAGATCATCAATCTTGACCAGTCACCTATTGCGATCGACATTAATGACCAGGTATCAATCAAGGTCAAAGATTCAACTGGCACATTTGTAAACATCTTTGGTGGCTTTGTCTCTGACATCGATGTAACGGTCTCTGATGCGGGTACTAACGGCATTTCAGAGCGTATTAAGGTAATTGCCTTGGGTGCCTTATCAAAGCTGCCTAAAAGCCTTACAGAAGGTGTTTTGGCTAAGGACTTTGACGGTGACCAGATCTACTCAATCCTTTCGGATCTATTGCTTAACAACTGGAACGAAGTCCCAGCAGCTGAAACCTGGGCTGATTACACTCCAACCGTTACCTGGGCTAATGCCGAAAATGTCGGACTTGGTGAGATCGACCAACCAGGTAATTACGAATTAACAGCAAGATCATCAGACTTGACTAATGTCTATTCATTGGTATCGGCTTTGGCAACTTCTGGCTTTGGTTACATTTATGAGGATGCAGTTGGACGCATCGGGTATGCCGACAGTACACACAGAGCCGATTACCTAGGCACAAACGGCTATACCGAACTATCAGCCAATACAGCTCTTGCTAGAGGTATCCGTACTCAAAAGCGCTCAGGCGATGTCCGTAATGATGTCACTATCGTTTACAAGGCAAACGCTGAAGCCAATGCTTTTGATGTTCAGTCCCAAGGTATTTATGGACCACAGCAATACCAGATCACTACCTCACTAGAACATAATTATGATGCTGAGGAACAAGCAGACTTCTATCTTGGTTTAAGAGCCTTCCCCCAAGCTCAATTCAAAGAGATTACTTTTCCTTTGGCTAACGGCGAATTGGATGATACCGATCGCGATGCTTTGCTCAATGTGTTTATGGGCTTGCCTTTGGACATCGTAGATCTACCATCAAACATTACTAATGGTCAATTCCAGGGCTTTGTTGAGGGCTGGACTTTCCAGGCTGGTTACAACCAACTGAACCTAACCCTGACTCTTAGCCCTACTGCTTACTCAATCATCACTACTCGCTGGGATCGTGTAAACGCAGCCGAGACTTGGAACACTTTAAGCCCAACCCTACAATGGATTAACGCTACAATAGTAGCCTGATAAAGGAGAAACATGGCAAGCACTTCCGCGTTTGGCTGGGAAACCCCGGACGACACAGATCTCGTAAAAGACGGCGCAGCTGCGATCCGCACACTTGGCAACTCGATCGATACATCGATGTCAGAGTTGAAGGGTGGCACAACTGGTCAGGTATTAAGTAAAACTTCTAATACTGACATGGACTTTACTTGGGTTGCCCAGGATGATTCAAACGCAATTCAGAACGCTATTGTGGATGCTAAGGGCGATCTTATTGCAGCAAGCGCAGCTGATACACCAGCCCGCCTAGCAGTAGGAAACAACGGCGAGACACTCGTAGCAGATAGTTCCACTTCAACAGGCTTGCGCTGGCAAGGTGATTATGCTGCTGGTAAGAATCAAATTATTAACGGAGATTTTAGAATTAACCAAAGAGGTTTTTCATCTCAAGCCGTTACTGCTGAACAGAAAAATTACACTTTTGACAGATTTTATTTTCTCAATGTTGTAGGTGGCACAACTACCTGTTCTGCTCAGACTTTTACTGCTGGGGCTGCTCCTGTTGCTGGTTACGAAAGCACGAACTTTATTCGCTTGGCTTCGACTGGTCAATCATCTGGGGCTGCTGGTTCTTTTATTGGTCAGAACATTGAAGATGTTCGTACTGATGCAGGTCAGACAGTAACGGTTTCTTTTTGGGCAAAGGCAGCAAGTGGCACTCCTAAAGTAGGAATTAACGTGGGACAAAACTTCGGGACGGGCGGTTCATCACAAGTAGATAATGCTGCTTCTGTAACTATCTCAACATCTTGGACGCGTTACACTAGAACAGTTACTCTTGCTTCAATTAGCGGAAAAACAATTGGGTCAAATAATTATCTTGGATTAGAATTATGGACTTCCGCAGGTGTTGATTTCAATAGTCGTACAGGTTCAATAGGTATTCAGACAACAACGATAGATTTTTGGGGCATCCAACTTGAGATAGGTTCTGTTGCAACCGCTTTCCAAACTGCAACTGGAACAATTCAAGGAGAATTAGCCGCTTGCCAGAGGTATTACTTCCGAGCAATTTCAGATAGTGGGTATAAGACTTTAGGAAATGGTTATGCAGGAAGTGCTAATGCGCTAGACGTCAGCGTTATTTTGCCAAGTCAAATGCGAGTAGCACCAACTTCATTAGAAACATCTGCTATGTCCTCTTTCTACTATGAAAGTTCAACAGGTGGAACAACACCAACTTCAATCACTCTGGCTACAAGAACGACACCAAATCTCGGTCAGGTGGCAGTTAATAAAACTGGTTCATTTACTGCTGGTTATGCTTATTCCTTATTCAGTAACAACACATCAGCCTATTTAGGCTTTAGCGCGGAGTTGTAAAATGGAAATCATTACAGACACATTGACAGGACTTGAAACTGTATTTATTACCAACGAGGACGGCACAACTTGGTCAGCGTTGAAATCAACTTATGACGCTTTGCAAGCGGAACAATCCACACCGATTGTCACAGATGAAGCCAAGACTAAGTAAGTCGGCGGTTCAGCTGCGTGAGCAGATCGATGATGCCTTCCCAGATCGAGATAGAACTAGCGATGGCTGGATCGGTGATACCCGACACGCTGCGCGCAAGTCAGATCATAATCCTGATGAAGAGGGTTGGGTTCGTGCCATTGACATCGACCGTGACCTCTCAGGTAAATCCGGAAAGCCGGATCTTATGCCAGACCTTGCTGATCAGATTCGTCTCTATGCAAAGAACCACCCAAAGCGAATCAGTTACATCATCTTCGCAGGAAAGATCGCATCCCATAAAAGAGGTTGGGCTTGGCGTACTTATGATGGCATTAATAAGCACAACGCTCATTGCCATGTTTCGTTTACTAAAGCAGCTGATGAAGCTTCTGAGTTTTTCCAAATCCCCATGCTAGGAGGCAAATAATGACTGAACTAATTATCGGTGCTTTGGCACTTGCATCAATCCCTGCGCTTCGTGCAGCTCTTAAGGCTTATCGTGCAAAGAAGTCCGTTGGGCACATAGTCGCAGATGCAGTTGAAGCTGCTATCGATGAAGTTGATCGCAAGAAGAAGTGACAGCTAATGATTGGGCTGGGTTCGTCCTCGCCATTGTTTCGACGCTTGCTGTGTTTATTGGCGGTTTGCGTTACCTGGTTCGCGGTTGGCTTTGGACTCTTACGCCAAATGGTGGATCATCTCTCGCAGACCGATTGGCAAGAATAGAGACACGCCAAGAACAGATGATGGAACTTCTCAAGAAGTAAGGGACACTTATCCACATGGCAAGAAAACCTACCAAGGCGCTAGAGGAGCAAGGTTATTCAAAGCTTGATGCTTACTGCATTGGGCTTTATGAATACTTCCTATCGTTAAAGCGAGCAGGTTTCGCAGAAGATATTGCTATGTTCATGATTACAGAGCCACAGGCTTATCCTCATTGGATTCTGCCAGATCAAGTACCGCCAGAGAAGTTAGGCGATTACGAAGATGAGGATGACGATTAAGCGAATAGTCGTAGTAAGTGACCTTCAAGTTCCTTATCATGACAGGGTTGCTACTCGTAACCTTGCAAGCTTCATTACAAAGTTTAAGCCAGATCAAGTAGTAACAATCGGCGATGAGATTGACCTACCCCAGATAAGCAAGTGGGAAGAAGGGCGCATGGGCTCTTATGCCCAGACCCTAGACGATGATCGTAACGAAGCAGTGCAGCTTCTCTGGGACTTAGGCGTTACAGATTGCATTCGTAGCAACCACACAGATCGCCTATATAACATCATCATGGCTAAAGTCCCAGCGTTCGGTGCTTTGCCTGAGCTTCGCTTTGAGAAGTTTATGAAGTTCGATGAGTTAGGTATTACCTTTCATAAGAACCCTATGCCTATCGCACCTAACTGGATTGCAGTACATGGTGACCATACCCCTATCAAGCCACAGGGGGGCTTATCAGCCCTTGAAGCAGCCCGTAGGCATGGCAAGAATGTAATCTCAGGTCATACCCACAGAGCAGGGCGTTCGGCCTTCTCAGAGGCTTCTGGGGGGCGTATAGGGCGTGTCCTGCATGGTGTTGAGGTAGGCAATCTTATGGACTTTAAGCAGGCTGCCTACACGAAGGGCGTTGCTAACTGGCAACAGGCTTTCGCTATCATCTATGTCAACAAAGCTAAAGTCCAGGTAGATCTAATCCACATTGAAAAGGACGGCACTTTCATAGTGTCTGGAAAGTCATACGGCAGACCTAGATAATCGTTATCGTTTCGTTACACAATGTAGCCACAATGTAGCCACAGTTATGCAACACTAATCCTGTACCCAATCAAGGGCATTGGGGCAGATAGGTACGGAAATGGCAAACACAGACAAGCTGCTTTTAATCTGCATCATTGGCATGATTATAGGCTTTATTATAGTGATCATAGATGTGCAGAAAACAGCTTACAAAAAGGGCGTACGCGATGGCTATCACCGAGGTCGCAGCATCAAGGGTCAAGAATGAGAGCTAATGAAATCTTACTCACAGCCACCGACACGATCCGTGACCGTGGGCTTTCATACGGTCATCCTGCGGATAACCTGCAACACACAGCAATGCTCCTCTCAGCATACTTACAAACACCGATTCACGACTATCAAGTGGCAGGGATCATGGTCTTGGTTAAACTTGCAAGGACTAATCAATCAGCCCAACACATCGATAACTGGATCGACTTATGCAGCTATGGCGCACTCGCAGGACAACTAGCAACAGAGGAGAATGATCTCTATGTTTAATCTAGCCGATTACGAGCCAGTGGAGGTAAGACTTGAAAAGTTTATTAAGGACTATCCAGCATTTCGTATTGCAACAGAGCTTGAGGTTGTCGAGGCAACTCGATACATTGTTAAGGCGTATCTATTTAAGGATGCTAGCGATGGCGTTGCGTGGGCAACAGGGTACGCTGAGGAAACAGTTACTAGCCGTGGCGTTAATCAGACTTCAGCACTGGAGAATTGCGAGACTTCGGCAATCGGCAGAGCACTTGCAAATGCAGGTTATGCGCCTAAAGGAAAGAGACCAAGCCGAGAAGAAATGACAAAGGTCGTAGCTGCTAAGCCAGTTAAGCCAGCAGTGGCGGAAATTAAGCCAGATGATCAGGATTACTGGACAACACCTGTTGGAGAATATCGGGGCGTAGTCGATGCACCTGTCACACTTGAAAAGGCTATGGAGAATGTAGCTGCGATCATGGGAACAGGCGAGGCAGTAGAAGCTCCATCATGCGAGCATGGACACATGCAATGGCGTGAGGGTGAAAAGAATGGAAAGGCATGGGGTGGCTACTTCTGCAATACAGCAATCTCATCAGCTCATCGATGCCCGACCAAGTGGTACACACTGGGATCAGACGGAAAATTCCAACCACAGAAAGCGAGAGTTTAATGGGTAACATCGGAATCAAGATAAATGGTGAGAATTTTCCGTCTGATCCC